CGCATCGGGCATGACGCGACGATCTACCTGCACCCGTGGTTTCACGCTGGCGAACCACCGACGACCAGGGTTGCCGGCCACATTGCGCAACTGACGATCGCAGCAGCGACCCGGATCTACGGTCCCAGCCTCGCGCACGACCGTCCAGAATTCGAGGCCCGGTTCGGCACCGAACAGCAACTGCTCGAAATGCAGAACGACCTGATAGCGGCGTATGAGCGATGCGCGCGGGGTGCGGCATGAGGGCGGTCGACCTGTTTGCCGGGCTTGGCGGGTTCACCTCCGGCGCTACCGCGGCGGGCGTGAAGGTGCTCTGGGCGGCGAACCACTGGCGTCTGGCCGTCGATACGCACGCGGAGAATCACCCGGACGTTGCGCACGCCTGTCAGGATCTGCACCAGGCCGACTGGTCGCAGGTGCCGAAGCATGACGTGCTGCTGGCGTCTCCCGCCTGTCAGGGCCACAGCCGCGCGCGGGGCCGAGACCGGGCGCACCACGACCTGACCCGCTCGACGGCGTGGGCGGTTGTGTCGTGTGCGGAGGCGCATCGGCCTGGTCTGGTGCTGGTCGAGAACGTCCCGGAGTTTTCGACCTGGGCGCTGTACCCGGCATGGTGCGCTGCCATGCAGGCGCTCGGCTACACCCTCAGTCCGCACGTGCTGGACTCTGCCGACTACGGCGTCCCGCAGAACCGTCGCCGGTTGCTCATCGTCGGAACGCGCTCACGTCGCCCGCTGATCCTGACGCCTCGCCGGACAGCGAATCAGCCCGCCATCGGCCCACACATCGACCTGACCTGTGATCGCTGGCGGCAGATCGACGGCACGCTGGCCAGGTCCACGCAAGCACGCATCGCGCATGGCCGGGCGACTCATGGCGACCGGTTCCTGATTTCGTACTACGGCAACACCCTGACCGCGCGCAGCCTGTCCAGACCGATAGGCACGATCACGACCCGCGACCGCTGGGCGATCATCGACGGTGACCGGATGCGGATGCTGTCAGCTCAGGAGTGTCGCGCGGCGATGGGTTTCCCGGCCGGCTACCGGCTTCCGCCGTCACAGACGCAGGCGAAGCACCTGCTCGGCAACGCCGTTACACCACCGATGGTGACCGAGGTGCTGCATGAGCTGAGGGCGGCGGCATGACAGGCGGCAAGCTCGACACCGCTGGCATGGCCACGCTGATGCAGACCGCCACACCGGAAAAGGGCGGGGTGTTTACCTGCCCAGAGTGCACCCGGTTCTACACCCGCGCCAACGAACAGGAGCGCCGGTATCACCTGGCGGTGCGAATGCTGGTGAGGAACGCATGGCCGAACCGGGCGCAGTGGGCGGAGGAATTCGAGAAGCTCACGGGCGAATCACTCACCGAGTACACCGTGCGGATGCGCCGCGGTGAAGACCAGAAAACCACGAGGGATAGTCGATGAGAAGCGGATTGCCACAAGCAAATATGTCAGCAGGCCAGTCGAGCAGAGTCACCAATGGCGCGGGCCCGGTGCGGATACTGCGGCCCGGAGATCCCGGTTTCCCGAAGTACGAAGACGCGCCGGCCCAGACGCGCAAGACCTGCCAGCATCCCGGCTGCGCCACGGTCTTCGAGCCTTCGGCAGCCCAGCGGAAATACTGCAAGGATCACGGCACCCGGCAGGCCGAACAGGAACGGTACCTGATCAAGCAGGGCTGCGCGCCGAAGAAGCGGGCAACGGAGGGCGCCGTGAAGGCCAGCCCCAGCAATACCCGGCGATGTTTCCAGTGCGGCAAGGACTACGTGCCCACGGGCAACGCCCAGCGCACCTGCCAGACCTGCAAGAGCAAGGCGATCCCACCCACGAAGCCGAAGACCCTCAAGGACATTCAGGTCCGGAAGGTGCAGGCCGAGCCGCCGCGCGATCTCCCGGCTCGAGCGGCTGATCCATTCAGCGAGCAGGTCGGCGGCGATCACTACAAGTCGCTCGCGATCCAGCCCATCGAATACTGCCAGCGCAACGGGCTGAACTACTGCGAGGCGAACGTCGTCAAGTACGTCACTCGTCACCGCCACAAGGGCGGCTCGCAGGACATCCTGAAAGCGATCCACAACCTGCAGCTCCTGCTGCAGATGGAGTACCCGCAGGGATGAGCGGAGGCGTCAGTGCCGCAGCAGTGACCCGCGCCAGGCGCAAGGCCATGCGCGAGCGATGGGAGCTTCTGCTGGAGGCGCACCTGAAGCTCAAGCGGATCACCGGATGGGAGCGCGAGCACTGGTTCGCGCGGCACTTGGGCCGGCGCTGGCGGTTCGACTTTGCGTTTCCAGATCTCCGACTGGCTGTCGAGGTAGAGGGAGGGGAGTGGGTCCAGGGCCGGCACCAGCGGCCGGCGGGATTCAGAGAGGACTGCGACAAGTACAACGCGGCAGCCGAGGCCGGATGGAGGGTGGTGCGATACGTGCCATCCCAGATCAGAACCTGCGAGGCGGTAAACCAGATTCAACGCATTGTCGACAACGCAACCAAACAGGAGTGATTCAGATGCTGCAGATAATCGGACGGGGCGTGCTGGGTGAGATCAAGAGCAAGTTGCGCATGGTCGAGGAGAGCGTCGAGCGGGTGTGTGAGATACCGCTCGACATCAAGGTCGAGGGCGCCATTGCCGTGGCAGCGATCATGTCGGCCCTGCATGTGGGCGAACTGTTCGATGCGCTGTACTCATCGGATGGCAAGGTGCAGTTGACCTACTTCGGTCAGCAGCAGGTGGACTTCCCGGTCAAGAACATCAAGGCGGTGATTGGCTCATCAAGCAAGGACACGGTGACCATCGCTGCTGCCGACCTGTCGAAGATCCGATGGACGGTGGGGGATGGCTACTCCCTGCACATCACCTGCAAGGTCTGCTCCACCCTCACCCCTGAGCAGTGGGTGGGCCTGTTCCGCCTGCAGCCCTACACCGGGCTGAACGTATCGCTGACCGATAACCAGTCGGCCCTGTCCCTGCAGGCTGCCTGATGTGGCCTTTGTCCCTGCTCGGCCCTGTACTTACCCTGGCTGTGGTGTACTGGTGCGCAAGACTGAGAGCACGTTCCCTCGATGTGCGCAGCATCCGTATGCACCACGACCACAGCGCGGGATTGATACCCGATCCAATGCAGGTGATCGTGGGTATGACGCCGACTGGCGACGCCTGCGCCTATGGCACCTTGCTCGGCATCCCATCTGCCAGATCAGGCGTAAGTGCAACGGTGCAGCAGCAACCGAGGTCGACCACATCATCCCGCTGGTCGATGGTGGGCAGAGGCTCGATGAGTGCAACCTGCAGTCCACATGCAGGGCGTGTCACAGGAGCAAGACCGCAGCAGATCAGCGACGGGCCAAGCGCGGTAGATGAGACGGCGAGGGACTGATGGGCCACCCGATGCATTGTCGCGAGCACGTCGTATGCCGGAACAGCAACTGTCCGCGCAATGGCAGGCCATTCGTTGCGAAGATTGTTCAAAAGAAGCTCTACTGTAGTCTTCGGTGCTACCGCGAAGAGCTGCATTCCCGTGTGGATCTACACCAATGCGCGAACCCATCCTGCCCGCGGGATGGAGAGCCGTTCCGGCCCAAAGCGCCTGACCGATCGACATACTGCAGCCGGGCGTGCTCGTTTGCTCACAAGGGCGCTCGACGGGCGGCGCGCGCGGCATCCACCATGAAGGTGATCGGGCATCTGCTGAAGCAGTGCAGGATATGCGGCAACGAGTACCGGTCGAACCGTAAGGCGCTGGATAGCGTGTGCAAGGCTAGTGCGTGCCAGTCGCGCTGGATTTGGGAAAAGAACGAAAGGGGCCGGGTTCGCAAGTGCATTGAATGTGGCGTTGAATACTGTAAGTCGATGCCATCGAGAGGTAACGACGACAAGTGCAGCCCCGCGTGCGTACAGCGGTACAGCCGCAGGATGATGAAAAAGGTACGGCGGATTAGCAAAGCGAGACGCTCTGCCAGATCAAGAGGGGCCGGCATGGCTGAGAAGATTGATCCGATTAAAGTATTCGATCAGGCCGGCTGGCAGTGCACGGTCTGCTGTAGAGATACGCCACGGGAACTGCGCGGCACGCATCATGAGTGTGCGCCTGAACTGGATCACATCTATCCAGTGTCACGGGGCGGCACGCACACGAAGGACAACGTTCGCCTTCTCTGTCGCCGCTGTAACGCGCTCAAAAGCGACGGGTTCGACGATGAATGGCTACCTGCCTTCTATGAGTCGATTGGGATTAGTGTCGAGTGGCGGTGGTTTGAGACCCCACCGGGGGCATCAGAACTTCTGCAGTGGGCGCGTGACCGTAGTAGGCAGCAACGCACACACGGTGCCAAAATTGGCAATTCTGGGGTTCTGCCATGAGAGGCCGCAAACCGAAGCCCACGCAGATGCATAAAACAGACGGCACATTGCACGCCACCAAGCATCGCGACCGTGACCAGGAGCTGCGCGTCGATGGCGATCTGCTGGATCCACCTGCAAAGCTGTCACCGGCCCAGACCCAGATCTGGCGGGAGGCCATCGCCCAGGCGCCGCCGGGCCTGCTGAAGCTGCTCGACCGGTCGGTGTTCCTCACCTGGGTGCGCGCGGTAGATACCCAGAACGTTGCCCAGCACGTGATCAACACCGAGGGCATCCTCGCCGATTCGATGGCTGGTGGCGTGACGGAACACCCGGCGATCCGCACATTTCAGAAAATGTCGCTCCTGATTCTCAGGTGCGCGGAACAGTTGGGATTCTCGCCGGCCGCACGGCCGCGCATCCATGTCGCAAAGCCGACCGAAAAAGAAAACCCGTTCGCCGCGTTCGGTGGCCCGCAAAAAGCCAGCACGCCGGTCAAGTCGGGCGGCGCAGTTCACTGATCCGCATGTACTGAGGGCCATGGGCTATGCGTCCGGGGTGATTTCCGGGCGGATACCGGCCTGCAAGTGGGTGAAACTGGCCTGCAAACGGCAGGTCGACGACCTTGCACGCTGGCAAAAGCGTGGCCCGTTCGAGTTTTCCGAGGCCGTGGCCGGCGAATGGTGCCGGTTCATCGAGCTGCTTCCCCACATCAAGGGGCCGCTGTCGGGCGAAAACATCCGACTGGAGCCATGGCAGTGCTTCATTCTGACTGTCGCATTCGGGTGGTTGCGCCGTGGCACGTACCATCGGCGGTTCCGTCGGGTGTATATCGAGGTGCCCAGGGGCAACGGCAAGAGTGCCATCAGCTCCGCTGTCGGCCTGAAGGCTGGCTTCGCTGACCACGAGGGTGGTGCCGAGGTCTACAGCGCCGCCGTGACCCGCGACCAGGCGCGGATCGTCTTTTCGGTGGCGCAGAACATGGCGCGCCGTCGACCGGAGATGTGCACCGCGCTGGGCGTCGAGATCCTGGCCCATGCCATCGCCCAGGCCTCGACGGCCTCGACATTCCAGCCGGTGGCCAGCGAATCCAACGCGCTGGACGGTCTGAACGTGTACCTGGCCATCGTCGACGAGCTGCACGCGCACAGAACCCGCGAGGTCTATGACGCACTCGAAACCGGCACCGGCAAGCGCCCGCAGTCGCTGCTCTGGGTGATCACCACGGCCGGCTCGAATCGTGCCGGGATCTGCTACGAGACCCGCACCTATACCGCTCGCGTGCTCGATGGCGTGGTGAAAGACGACTCGGTGTTCGGGATTATTTACACGGTGGATGAGGCCGATGACTGGACGGCCGAATCCACCTGGCGAAAGGCAAACCCGAACTGGGGCGTATCGGTCATGCCCGAGGTCGTGGCTCAGCTCTGCGCGAAGGCGATGGAGCTGCCAGCTGCGCAAGCCAACTTCCAGACCAAGCATCTCAACATCTGGGTCAACGCGGATTCGGCCTGGATGAACATGCAGAAGTTCCGGGCGTGCACTGATCCTGACCTGAGCATCGACGACTTCGGCGGATGCCGCTGCTGGATCGGCCTGGATCTGGCGGCAAAGACCGATATTGCAGCCCGCTACCTGCTTTTCGAGCGCGAAATCGACGGCCATAAGCACTATTTCGGCTTCCTGCGCAGCTTTTTGCCCGAGGCGGCGGTGCAGGAATCCCGCAATTCGCAGTATTCAGGCTGGGAAATAGAGGGCCGGATCACCACCACGCCGGGCTTTGTGCTCGACTTCGGTGTGATCGAGGCCGATCTGCTCGACTGTTTCAGCCGGTTCGACGTGCAGGAAGTGGCCTATGACCCATGGCAGGCCACGCAACTGGCATCCCGGATGACCGAAGCGGGCGCGATCATGGTCGAGTATCGCAACACCGTGCAGAACTTCAGCCAGCCGATGAAGGAATTCGATGCCCTGGTGCAGTCCGGTCGCTTCCACTATGACGGCGACCCGGTGTTCGAGTGGATGGTGAGCAATGTCGTGTGCCACATCGACGCGAAGGAAAACATCTACCCGCGGAAAGAGACCAGCGCCAACAAGATCGATGGCGTGGTCGCGGCGATCATGGCCATCGGTCGGGCGATCTCGGTGCCGGAGGTGCCTGCGTATACAGGTGACCTGCTGGTGGTGTGATGGCGTGAGGCGCAGCGCCGTGCTTGCCATGATCACTGCAGACGACCTGCAGGAACTACAAGCATGGCGAATGGCCACGAGTCACGCGACGCCCGCATATCGCTGGCGGCGATTCTGCGCCGTTGGCTCGGCATCGAGCACCGTGCTGCAGGATTCAGTTCCTCCGCGTACATCAACGAGATGCTGGGCGGTCAGCCGACGAAGGCTGGCGCGACGGTTGATCCGGTCACGGCGCTCGCCATGCCGACCGTCTACGCCTGCATCCGCGTGCTGTCAGAGGCGGTGGCGTCGCTCCCGCTGGTGCTGTACGAAAAGAAAGGGCGGAACCGCGAGCCTGCGGTAGATAACCCGCTGTACCGGTTGCTGCATGACCAGCCAAACACTGACCAGTCCAGCTTCATCTGGCGTGAGCTGGCCATGGCGCATCTGGTGGGGTGGGGCAACCACTACAGCCTGATCAACCGCACGACCCGCAACCGTGTCGCGGAACTGATCCCTGTTCACCCGCAGCAGATCACGCCGGTCATCCGCAATGGCCGCAAGCTGTACGAATTCAGGCCCGCCACGGGCGCGCAGACCATCCTCGCTGCGGATCAAGTCCTGCACCTGCAGGGCATCAGCTATGACGGGGTATCGGGCTGGTCGCCGATCCGCCTACACCGGGAATCGATCGGCTGGGGGCTGGCGACTCAGGAATTCAGCGCGCAGTTTTTTGGCACTGGCGCTCAACCGCGTGGTGTTCTGTCTCACCCTGGCACCGTCGCAGACCCTGAAAAGCTCCGTCAGCAGTGGGATGCCGCGTACTCGGGCGAAAACCGCCAGCGTGTTGCCGTGCTGTCGCAGGGCATGGACTACAAGCAGATCAGCATTTCACCAGACGATGCCCAGTTCGTGCAGACCCGCGCCCTGCAGGTGTCGGAAATCTGCCGGATCTTCAAGGTTCCGCCAACATTTGTGCAGGACTTCTCGCGCGCCACATGGAGCAATGCCGAGCACTCTGATCTGGCCTTCGTTAAGCACACGCTGATCCCGTGGCTGACACGCATCGAGGCGGCTCTAAACGCTGCGCTGATAGATGAATCACAGCAGGGGCGGCTGTTCTTCAAGTTCAAGGTGCAGGGGCTGTTGCGCGGCGATAACGCCGGCCGCGCCGCGTTCTACACCGCAGGCATCACGTCGGGATGGCTGACGCGGAACGAGGCCCGCGAGCTTGAGGATATGGACCCGTTGGAAGGGCTCGATGAGCCGCTGATGCCGGTGGCAGTTGCCCAGGCACCCGAAGACCCGGAAGAAGAAAAGCCGAAGGACACCGCGGGCGATGAACCGAAGGACGACGACACCGACCAGGCACGCAGTATCGCGATCGCTGCTGCGGGGCGGGT